TTTCAAGAGAACTGTGACTATGTGTTAGCCAATCAACATAAATTCTTGTCAGGGAATGGTGGAGACATCGGACCTTATGAGAAGAAAGTTGATGAAGCTTTACAACAAGTTGCAGCAATGAAAAGAGTCAAACCTGATGCTGCTACAAGCTTCTGGCTTCAAAACAAATACACCGAACTAACTATTCTGAAAGAGAAAATAGTCGGTAAACATAGGAACACAACCCAAAGACTCCAACCGTTTGGAGTAGGTATCACTGGTTCCTCAGGAGTAGGAAAGACGATATTAGGAGGATTAACTATGAGAGTAGGTTTGGAAGCCTGGGGTGTCGAATATGATGATTCACGCATCATCACAGAAGATCAAGATGATAAGTGGGATAGTTTGGTAACTTCCGATATCATTGGTATTTTTAATGATGATGTAGGTCAGACTAAGAAAGAATTTGCCACCAAATCTGTAGCTGGTAAAGCCGTTAAAAGAGTGAATAACGTACCAGCTCAAGCATTGAAAGCTGAACTCCATGAAAAGAATTCAGTTTTCTATAATCACCTTATGGATGTAATGACATCCAACTTCACTGATTATACTTTTTCTTCAGTGGCAGAATATCCTGCTGCAGGTTTGAGAAGGTACATTCATGTTCGAGCTTCCGTAAAAGAGGAATATCGAAAACCAGGGAGTGTCTCGCTCAATACAGAACACCCTGATTTGAAGGTAGGTGGACCTATTCATGATGTATGGGATTTGACAATTGAAGAATGTCATATTTTTGAAAATCGTCACGGTAAAGATAGTTATACTTTTAGACCAATAACCGTCACAGCACTTGACGGAACAAAGATCTTTTGTAAAAATATCGGTTTGAAAGATTATCTCAAAGCATTAGTGGCTTTGGTATCTCGACATCATGAAAAGCAAAAGCAAGCCATTAGTGCATCTAAAGAACTTAAAACACTAGATATGTGTAGTGAGACTAAGGTGCCAACTTGCTTATGCGATTGTGTGACATGTGAAAAGAAACGATTGGGTGCCAATGGGTTAGAACAAATCGTTATAGAAGCTGGAAAACAAGCACTCTCCAACTATGTCCAAAGTTGGTGGGCTCCCATATCATGGGTACGACAGGTTTTACAATGTAGACCAGTGGCTCAGCTTGCAACAGCTAAATTGTCACACGAAATATCATGTGTACTTAGAGAAGAGTGTACTCCATATCTCATTTCTATTGCACCTGAGTGGTTGTTTCAAACAAAAGTTTTCCAACGATCAGTTGATATGTGGGCTGCTACATCTGCAATGTATGATGTTAAAACCCTATTCAAATTGTTGAATTGGATTAGCTTATGTTTGTATTTAATTGTTTTGTATTGCAGGTCATATACATCTGGAGCATGTGTATTATTAGTACAAGGATGTTTGACCTTTTATCTGTGGTCCATGTACAGAGCAAGAAAGAAACAATTGTTGAGTGAATTCCGTGTGCGTAGAGATGTTGTCCCAACTTATGCCAAGGAATGGATGGAAAGTAATCTTGTGAAAGGCTCTATTGCTGTTGTAGCAACTGGAGTTCTTATCAAGTTTTTGTGTATGTGGAATAAGAATAGAGTTGCCAAATTGCAGGCAAATTCTAATCTTAGTCCCGACACTATTGATGCACAAGAAAGTTGGTTTGGATCACTTTTCAAATTTACGTCAAGTAAAGTTGAAGCAGCAGGTGATACAACTGGTGT